TGCTGGACTGCCTCGGTTGCCAGATGACCAAGGTGGTCCTGGTCCCTTCCGGTGATCCCGTGATGCTCGCGAAGCCTACCAAGGCCAGCGTGTACGGATTCGATTCAAACAAGAAGCTGGTGGGACCATCGACCGTGGTCCTGCCAGCAGGTTGGTACGCACTACCGAAGAACTGATATGGGAACTCCACTCACAGGCAGTAGCGTCGCATCGACATACACTGGCCTACTAAAAAGCTCCGACAACTCCGCGCTGACCTCCGTCCTCAAAGCCGTTGGAGATGGCAGCGGCATCGATTCCGCGCTCCAGTTATCGACCACCGCGGTCAATACCACCGGTGACTTCAGCGTCGGGTCCAACAAGCTCACGGTGGCCGCGGCAAGCGGTAACACGGTCGTCGGTGGTACCCTCACCGTAACCGGCGCAACAAGCCTAAGCGGCAATCTGGCGATCCCCGGCAACCTCTCGGTGACCGGTACCTCCACGCTGACCGGTGCCACAAGCGTCGTCAGCACCCTCGGTGTAACCGGAGCTACCTCGCTCTCAAGTGTATCCACCAGCGGAGCGGCTGTCGTCGGGACCACTCTCAATGTCACGGGACTCTCTACGTTGGCCAGCTTGGGTGTTACCGGCGCGGCGACGGTTGGAACGACCCTAGGCGTCACGGGAGCGACTACGCTGGGAACCGTCGGGGCAACCACCGCAAACATCTCAACGCTCAATGTCAGCGGGCTTACCACGGTTGCTGAACTCGATAACCTTGGTGACTCAACTGTCGGTGGAACACTTGATGTCACTGGAGCGACAACCCTTGGCGGGCTGACCGTTGCCGGAAATCTTGTAGCGAACGGCAACACCACGATCGGAAATGCCGGAACCGATCTCCTGACGATTAACGCCAATGTCGTCACGCTTCCCAACGTCACTTCCGAAACGGTTGATCTGGCCAACGACAAGGTGCTGATCACCGATGCGAGCGATTCGAGCAAGGTGAAGGTGGTTCCAGCCAATCAGTTGGGAATCACAGCTTCCAATGCTCCGCAATGTGTTCAAACGCTGTATAGGGATGTAACGCCTCAAGGGACTGCATTTGTAGGGACAAACACTGGATCAGGGGTTGAGATCACTGTTCTCAATACAACCATCACTCCTCGGTCATCTTCTTCAAAAGTGCTTGTTTCTATAGCAGTTAATTACGCTGGGACAAACATAGAGAAGGGAGCTTTGCGTATTACTCGTAATGGAGTTGAAATTGGATCAAATAACATAGGTTCAAGCCTGTATGGAATTGCGCCATTCACTGGGCTTTCTCCATATAGCTCAAATTTCTTCAATAGTCAGTTCATTCAGATTCTTGATTCACCATCAACCACATCTGCTGTAACATACAAATTACATCTTTATTCAACAACTTTTGGAGGAGGTGTTCCAAGCATGTGGCTTAATAGAACCAATCAAGATGTAATCAATAACACAAACTCGGCAAGTGATGCCCGCGTCAGCTCCTCGATGACGCTCCAAGAATACTTCGCATGAAACCCTCCGAAGTAGCCCAAGCGGCCTGCGACAAGCTCTCGTTCACGGACTCGGCCACCCTCACGTTGGCCAAGAAGTTCTGCATCCGCCGCTACTCCATGATCTGGGATTCGTGCCTCTGGAACGATACCCTCGGCGTCATCTCCCGCTCAGTCAGCCAAGGCAACGAACTGGTCACCCTCGACCAAACCGTAACCGCTACCTACGCCTCAGGTACCGGCTACAACATGTTCCTCGACTTCCCGGTCGCCATCCGATTCACGATCGACGGCGAGACCGATGGCATTGAAGTCCCCGCCGCGGAATGGGTCTCGTTCTTCCAGCTCGATCCCAACACCTGGAACAACGTCGATAGCCGCAAGTCCACCCCCGGCAACTTCGTCAACTGGACCCGAGTCATCGGAGTCTCCTACGGAGAAGCCGGCGTCCCGCGCATCAAGCTCGTTCCCACGCCCAACACCGATGGCAACCTCTTCATCCTCGGGAAGAAGCAGTCCCAGATGCGGCAGTTCGGCGAGAACCAAGCGATCATCAATGACAGCAACTTCGAGCTGCGCGGTGTCGAGAACGCTCTGATGGCCTACACCGAAGGCGATCTCCTCGAATACTCCCGGCAGTACGGGAAAGCCCAAGCCAAGTTCCAAGAAGGGGCCGCTCAAGTCTCCATTATGAAGGACATGGAACGCGGTCAGCAGCAGCAGATCAGCCGCATCATTCCAGATAGCTTGTACGATTATACGTTCCAAGACATCCTGTAATCCGCCATGCCATTCCAATCCTCAGATGCTCTTGATGATCAGATGCTGTTGGATGGAAGCACCGGCTTCAGTACCGGTGTCGTCTCTGCTACTCGTCCCGATGCCATCCCTGCTACGAGCATGGAGTCGGCCATCAACATGGACTACGATGACTTTGGCAACCTAGTCACTCGTCTCGGATCGGTTTCACTCGCCGGTAACAGCGAATCCAGAAACTGGGAGGAAATCCTCACCGCTTGGAACTTAACCACCTCCAACTACGGCAGTAACCTTCCTACAAATGCGGAGGTCTATTCCGGATTTTTCTTCGATACCGCAGCATCCGAGCGGCTGGTCATCGCGGTCAGCGATCGTAACGCCAACACCAAGAACCTCTACTTTGGTTCCCCCGGCGTTTCCTACAACGCGATCAGCGGCGCGACACTCAATGCCTCGGCCACCTTCGTTTACTTCGCTCAGCTCAATGACAAGCTGTTCTATTCCGATGGCTACGGAACTCTGAAGTACGTCTCCAGCGCGAATCTCAATAGCTCGATCGCCGCCGGCAAGATCAGCCGCATCGATGTCATCAATCAGGGAAGTGGCCATAGTTCGATCCCGACAATCACCATCGCCGCTCCTCCGAGTGGTGTGACCGCAACCGCGGAAGCAAGAATTGGTGGCGATGGAGCGATTCTTTCCATCATAATCACAAACCCCGGCAGCGGATACGTCACCGCTCCCACCGTTTCCATCTCGCCGGCCAACCAGTCTCACGCGGTCGCTTTCGTATCCCTCTCACCGCCCAACAAGCCGCTCTACCTCACCACCCATACCAACCGGCTATGGGCCGTCTCCGGTGATACCACCATCCAGCCCGATACCCTCTACTTCTCGGATATCCTCGATGGCGAATCTTGGGATCCACTCGGCTCCATCCGAGTCGGCGGCGACGGCGATCCCATCAAGGGTCTCTACTCGTGGTTCGGATACAAACTGCTCGTCTTCAAGGAACGCTCAATTTGGGCCGTAGATGCCGATCCTACGCAGGATCCTGCTGATTGGACCATATCACTCATCAGCGGCAATATCGGCTGCTCCTCGCACCGATCCATCGCTGCGGTTGGTGCTGACGTATTCTTCCTCTCCCGCGACGGCATCCGGTCGATGGCGCAAATCCAAGCCGGTACCCAAACCAGCGTCGGCCTCGCGCTCTCCAGCCCGATCAATGACCTGATCAGCAAGATCGACAAGACCAAGCTCGACCTCTGCGACGGTGTGTTCTGGAACAACCGCTATCTCCTCGCTGTTCCGTTCGTTCTCGATGAATCAAACGGACTTGGACTGGAGAGCGAGTTCGGTGTTCTCCTCGAATCCGGTTCTTTGCTCGAACTCGAAGCCGCTTTCCCCCGGAACAACGCGGTCATCGTCTATCACTCACTGGCCCGCTCTTGGCTCGGGTACTGGGACAATTGGCAAGTGAGCGACTTCTTCGCCACCTCGTTCTCCACGTTCGGACCCGTACTGATGTTCGCGGGCGACATGACCTCGATCTCAGAGGGAGCAGGCCAAGTCTGGTCGTTCAACGACTTCCTCCCGAACACCCGTCTCGCACCGGTCTCAAGCTCCGCGTACCTGGACGGTGGATCTCGTTATCAGTCTACGGTGATCACGAAGGCGTACAATCTGAACGAGCCCATCCCCGACAAGATCGGGTACAGCATTCAGTTCGCGTTCGACAACCCGTACACCACTTCCAATACGGACGCGGCGATCGCTTACGCGACCGACATGTCGGGGACGTTCACGGACCTCGATTCGAGCCTGACGATCACCAACTCGCAGAAGTTCCTCAAAGCGTACAACCTCATCAGCAAGGGACGCTGGAACACGATCCAGTTCAGGGTTCAGACCAATCCCAACTCGGGCGGTCGCTTGTCGCTTCAATCCACTATCCTCTCTGGCTTTGTCGATTCTGTGCGTCCTCAGCAATGACCGCACATCCCACCATCATCGAAGCGGCCCAACTGCTGCGACAGCATTGGCCTACTTGTTCCACATGGAACAATGATCAGCTCCTCAACTGGATCGGAATCTTCAATGCCAAGAAGCTGATCGGGATTGTGAAGAACGATGAGGGGAAGTGTGTTGGTGTAGGGGCTGTGCGATTCCTCAACTCGATCGAGGAATCCGAGGATCTGAACAACAACTTCCCAGATGGTCACATCGCTTGGATCGAGATAGCGATTGGTACTGAGCCTCATGCGGTTCAGACACTCTGGGTGGCCATGATGGGGCTATGCTCTAAGAACGTCACCAAGCTGGGTGGGTTCCGCAAAGGCATTTCCCGTTTGTACGATTTTGACAGGTACTCCAAACTACTGATGAACCGAAGGATTTCCTATGGGCGGCACCTATAAAGCACCAGATATAGCGGCGGCGAACCGCGAGGCCGTCATGGCCTCCATCGAGACTTTCCCGCTCCAGCGTGAGATCGAGGCGGCATCGCGTATAGGTGCCAAGGTTCGGGTTCCTATCTACAAAGACGGCAAGGAGACCGGTCAGTTTAGAGAGGTTGATTTTGGACCTGTATCCGACATCGCTCAGACAGAAGCCATTGGAAAGGCTCTTGCCGCGTTGGCCCCTGAGCAGGCCAGACAACAGCTTGAGGCGCAAAAACTTTACGGCACCAAGTTCGCTGAGCAGCGTCGAGCCGAGCTTCAAGCCCTCGATCCTGAGCGTTACGGTACTCCTAGTGTTGATGGAAAACCTGGAGAACCCGGCCTCTACGCCCAGTTCCTCAAGGACATCGGCAGTCGCCCCATCGCTGAGGAAACCATCGCCGCGCCTTCCTACGAGCGTGTGGGTATGCCTACTGGCCCCCAGGATACCGGTGAGGCCGCGAGGATCCGGAGCGATCTCGAACGCCAGATCGGTGCCGGCCTCGCTCAGGCCGGTACGCTCGATCCCAGTTTGATTCGGGCCGCTGAGCAAGCTGTTCGCGCCCGCGGTACCGCTTCCGGTAACGTCCTCGGTAATCTCTCCGCATTCCGCGAAGCCCGCGCTGTCAGCGAAGCGATCGGAAACGCCGATGTCCAACGCCGTCAGCAGGCTCTTGGCCTACTCCAGAGCGGTCAGACCACCAGCGATGTCGCCAATCGACAGGCGCAGGAAGCCTTCCAGAACATCCTCGCAGCCACCGGTCAGCGGAACACCGCGATGCAGCAGAGCTTCGCAGGCCAGATGGCTTCGCAGCAACAGCGTCAGAGTGGTCAGCAGCAGAACATTGCGAACATCCAGTCCGCTCTGGGTCTCCAGCCTATCGTCTCACAGGCCGCTCAGCTTGGCGGTCTCCAGCAGGGTGCTTCGCCGTTCGCCACTCCTCAGTTGTTCCAAGGAATGCAGCAGGCCAGTCCGAGTCAGCTCATGCAGACTGGCAGCAATTTCGCTCTCACCAACGCCCAGAACGCTTTCCAAGCCTCGCAGGCCGGTTCTCCGCTGGCCATCATGCAAGGCATCGGTGGTCTTGCCGGTGGAATCGGTCAGCTTGGAACTGGATTCCGCGGTTTTGTTGGACCTTGATCTATGGCAAAAGATACCAGCACAGATACGTCAGGGTCTGGAACGGATTCATCAAGTCCGAATCAGGCGTCTGAGAGGCTATATCTTGCCGGCGACCAATATCTTCCGTGGGGAGCAATCATTCCTGGCACTGGCGGACTCCGAGTTGGAGATGAATATGTCGATGACGCTGGGAATCGCTGGGACTGGCAGATCGATGACTGGGAATACAATAGGCCAGCAGTCGATCTCTCAACACCTCCAGCCCCCAAGTTCGGTCCAGTAACCGCATCCGGATACGCTCAGCCTCCTGTCGATCCGCTGAGCTACTACTCGACGCCAGAGCCGACCCCTGAACCGACCCCGTACACTGGTGGGCCAACTCGATGGACCGAGGTTTATCGTCCTCCTGTAGACCTGAGCAACATCCAGACGTTCACGCCGGCTCCCACTCCGGTTTCAACGCCTGCCCCTCAGCCAACCCCGACTCCTACTCCTGCTCCCCAAGAAGCCACCTACAGTAGCGAAGGGGAGGACTCCGGAATCAGCCTGATTAGTCCCGAGAACAGGGATCGGTACATCAGGGAAGGCACGATGGACCTTCAACAGCCTCCGGTATCGACTGTTGTAAACCCTCTCCCTGAAACCTCCATCCCAAAGGTCGAAGATGTTGATACCAACATTTTTAGCGGTGTTGTTACGACCCCTATCAAAGGAGACGAGAAGCCCTACTACATAGAGGATACTGGTGTACCCGGTCCTGCTATAGAGGATAAGCCCATCACTCCGGGTCTGGTTCCGCTTGATAAGCCTCAGATCACGTTTCCGATTGTAACAACTCCTGTAACTCAAACTGCTCCTACAAGAGTTCAAGCTATACCTTACCAAGGGAAGCCGGTTACCAATCCTCTGATCGAACCAACCACGATTCCGGTTGCGACCCGCAGGATGATTGAGGCTATATCCCCCGGCTACTTCAAGGACATCAACTACGACCCCGAGGAGATCCTCGCCGCGGCTATGCGGAGCATGGGTGGAAGACAGGCTCGTCGGTCAATCCTCAGCGAAATGCGATAATTTATGGCTACTCCAGACGAAATTAGAGAAGAACTCAAGAAGCAGGCTGGCCAACGTGTCAACCCGCTGCTCAAGGGATTGTCCATGCTTACCGGCGGAATCGCTGGCGAGTTCACCGGAACCAATGAGCAGATCCGGCAGCAGCGTCAGGCCAAGCGGGCGTTGATGGAGGAAAACCTTTCAGCGTTGCAGGAGGAGCGGTTGATGGCTCGGCTTAAGGCGCAGCAAGATGAGATGCTCAAAAGGCAGCTTGAGCTTGAGACTCAACGAACTGAAGCAGAACAGCGCAGAAGACTTCTTGAAGCTAGGGGAGGTGCCGAGGTTCTCAGTGGTCAAGACAAGGAGTTTGTTGGACCAATTGAGCCAGCGCAGCAACTTGGTCGAGAGCTTGCCCGTCTTCAACGCCTTTCAACAGGTGAAAAGGAAGCGGCTGAAAAAGCAGGGCTTGTTGGCCGACTTAGCGCAGAAATGGGAGCTACTGAAAAGGCTGCAATTGAATCCGGAATAATGCCTGATTATTCGCAGTTGGATATCAACACTCTTCGTCGAATGGCTGGTGTTTCAGATGTTTCTCTTCGCAAGCAAGAAGAAGCTCGTCGAGCCAAGTTGGATGAAGGCAAGGTGTTCGTCAGCCGAAACGCTGCCGGTGATGTCAGTGTTCAGGGGCCTTCTGATCTTGTTCAAAAGTTTCAGTCTCTAAACCCTGACTTCTTTAAGAAGAAAAAGGATTCGCCATACAAGGTATCGATGCGAGAGACCGAAGATCAAAGGTCATTCAATGTTGATTTTGGTGAGATGACAGCAGACGAAATAAAAGCCATCGCTCCTCAACTTGAAGACATGAAGAAAGCGTATGGGGCTTCTTTGAAAGACGACCTAAGCGGAGCTGGTGGCGAAGGTACTAAAGCGTTTCCGAAAGCACCTCCAAGAGGAGAAGGTGAACCGATGGTTGGAAGGAGCGATGGAAAACCAAGATCTGCCGCTGATGCTGTTGTATCTGAAATGGCCGCTACTCCTGTCGCCAATATGTACGGACCACTCAGCCCAAGCGAACAATTTACTAAAACAGGAAGACAATTAAAAGCCCTTGAGGGACGAGGAGGAGCATATACATATGGGGCCTCGCAAACTCTAACAGATCCATTTTATGAATCTGTCGCTTCTGAACTTGGAACCAAGCCTCAACGTATCGGCCAAGAAAGCGTTTTAGTTAAAGGTGCCAAATCTGTTATTGCTAACGAGTTCCCAACTGAACAATGGAATAGTCTTCCTCAAGAGGTTAAGAATCGAATATATATTGAAGCGTTAAATAAATCAGCCGCTGAAATGGCAAAACCTCAAACCAGTAGAGGTTACAATAGATCGCCGTTTTCTGATATATCTTATCAAAGAGATTAACTTATAAGGCTATGACAAAGACCCAGCGTGATTGGTTGATCGAAAACAAACTCGATCCGGAGGTCTATGACGTAGATGCGGAAGGGAATGTCTTTGAGAACCCAATTATGGGTAAGACTGAAGCTGGTTTGCGCTCAGCCGCGGCCAGCGCAGTTCCCTCTCTGGCTGCAATACCTGCCGCGATGGCTGGCAGCGAGGGTGGAGCATTACTTGGCGCACCGTTTGGTCCTATTGGAATGCTTGTAGGTGGTGGACTAGGCGCGTTAACTGCCGGTGCTGCGGCTGCTTACGCTGCCAGCAAAGGTCAGGAAGCACTGCTTGAGAAATACTCGCCTGAGACGCTCCAGAAGCTGTCTCAGGCTCAGGAAGAGCAGCCTGTCGCTTCGTATATTGGTGGCTTTGCTCCGACCGCTCTGACCGCTCGCCCTTCTCTCAAGGGCCTCAGCGAGCTTGGTAGGCCACTTGTTCGGCAGACCACGCTCCGCGAAGCGATCACCAAGCCTGCATTCATTGATCCTGCCATGAATGTGGCGGCGAACGTCGCTCAATCCACCGGTCAGCAGATCGCTGAGGTTACGCAGGGCGGAGAGTTCTCTGGTGGCCAACTCGCAGCAGACATCGCGCTCGGTACGCTTTTCAATCGCCCCACTCGATTGGGACGTAAGCTCGGTATGGCCGAGGGGCCGCAAGAAGGTCCGGTTCAAAAGCTGGATTTTGAAGAGGCTAGAGTCCGCGCTGAACGAGAAAAAGCTGAAGTTGAAAAGACTGTCGCCGAGATGGATGTCGAGGCTGAAAGGTTTCGCGCTCTTAGTGAGCAACCTCCAGCTCCAGAACGAGTAGTCGAAGAAAATCGTCCGATCAACGCAGATAAAATTGCCAAGCAGTACGAGAACTGGTGGAAGTCTCAGACTGAGCCGACTGAAACGCTCATCAAGGAAGCTGCAAATAGCGTCAAGGTTCGTATTCCGAAGGAGCGGATACAGCAGTTGGCCAACGATCCCGATGTTGTTCGCGTCATCAAAGACCCAACCACACTTCCTGAGTTTATCTCAAGGCAGTATCAAGAAGGACTTGAGGATTCATACGAACAAGTAGTTCAGCAGCAGCAAGCTGCTAAACGCGCAATCATGTCCGAAGAGCGGTCACGAAAAGCACAAGAAAAACAGGTCCAAACTATTACTGAGAGTCAGTTTAGAACTGAAAAATCCGCTGTAAAAACGGCCCAAGAAATCTACGATAATCTCTACAGTCGTCTCCAACGCCAAGGCGAAGCGGCAAAAATTACCCAAGCCGACGTAGATGCAGCCGCAAAGATTGCTGCTCGTCGAGGTCTGACCATCGAACTGGATCGTCCGTTTGCTGGATCTACTGAGATTCGAGGGATTTACATTCCCGATCCAAAGACCGGCAACCGTATCGTCCGCGTCAACCCGCTCATGGCTACAGCGGACACGGCTATCCATGAAATCGGTCACGATGTGTTCCGCGGTGTGACCAACCCGTCGATGCGGAAGTCTCTGTTAGAATCCGCTCAAGATACCCCCGCTTACAAGAGCGAGCTGTTGGCCCGCGCTCCAGAGGTTGAGCAAGGAAAACTGACCCCAAAGCAGGCCCAAGAGATTGCTCTCGAAGAAGGTCTCATTCAGGCGTTTGGCGAGCAGATTCCGAACATCAAGCGCAGCGATATCCGGTCTTGGTTCTACGCCTTCAAGGCTTCTACCAAGCAGTTGCTCACTGGGAAAGTGTCGCCCGAGGATGCCATCGCGTGGATGCACTACGCGACCACCGAGTCTGTTCCTTGGAAGGGAGTGACTGCACCGAAGGCGACGGAGCAGAGGACACAGAGGGGTGAGGAACCTCAAACCATTTCAGAGCGTAGAGCTGCTGCATTTGAAAGGTTCAAGGAGTCAGTCCCAGGGTCTCAGGCGGAGATGATGGAGAGTGGGCGAATCTTTTCTCCAGATGTCAGGGCGCAACTTGAAGCTCTTCAAGCTGGTGGAACACTCGACAGGGAAGCGTTGCAGGCTGCAATCAACCGCGATATCCCGGTCAGGGAAGTTCCCGAGTTTTCATCGCAAGCACTTCCAAACTTACAGACAATTCGAGACTCGCTCAGTGATCCAAGGAAGAAAGCTAATGTTGGAAAGCTGAGTGAAATACCCGCTGGATCTGAGATGACACTCAGGCAGGACGTTCCTGCTATGACTGATTTTGGTGTTGGTGTTGTAACTGGAACCAGCGGAGACAAAACCACATACGAGCCGTTCATTCGTGTTAGGAACATCAAAATGGTTCCCACAAAAGGAATGGAAACTCAGTCACTTAAGATAGGAGCTGGTGCCGCAAAGACACCGACCATTGTCGCAAAGGGGACAAAGCACGAATCGCAAACAATTCCAAGCGACATAAACACTTGGACTCAAGTTGGGTTTAATCCTGACAGGCACTCTTATTTTTATGATCGAGCCGATGGAGTGACTCCTGTTGTAGGGGGTGATGAAGCTGTTCAAATTGGAAATACAGTTTTCGTCAAAAACGCACAAACAGGAGATCCAACCAGTTTCCGCTTCCAACGTCCTGAAGAACAGAAGACCCGAGCTTTTGCAGGTCGCGTTGCTGCCGCTGAACAGCTTCCCACCGAGGTCCGCGAGACGGTAGGCCAGTCTCCTGAAGCTCAGTACGCTCAGCAGAATATGGGCGAGGTGGTTGATCGCGCATCGTCCATGTCGCTCTCTCAGCTCAATGCTGATCTGGCTGATACCTCATCCAACACCAGGGTTGTTTCTGGCATGGAGATCTTTGGACGCCAGATCCGTTCTGGAGATGTGGCTGGCGCAAGCAGCACCGCACTGGCACTTGCGAAAAGCGGAACCAGTTGGGGTCAGCTCATCAACCAGTTCAAGCTCCTCAACTCCTCTACCCCGGAGGGATTGGTCCTGCTGGTTCAGAATTCGTTGGCCAACAGAAAACGTAAGCCGATGACAGCCGAGCAGTCCCAGATCCTTCTGGACGCCGGCAGCAAGCTCAAACTTGCCAACGATGAAGTCATCGCCGCAGGTCGTGTTGCTCGTGATGCGTTCGCTTCCAACGATCTCAATACGATCAACAAGAGCCTGAAGCAGTTGGACTTGGCCGACGCAAAACGATCCGAGGTCGATGCCATCCTCAACGAGCAGCTTGCGAAGATCAATCCAGCCGACGCCGCGGATCTGTTTATCTCGATGGTTCAAGGATCGGTGATGGGTCCGATCTCAATCATTCGCAACGTGGTGGGTAATGCGATTAACTACCCACTGCGCGAACTTGGTGATGTTGGTGCCGCAGCCATCGACGCGACGTTCTCAAAGGACAAGAACAACTCGTTCAACATCCGCGCTCGAACCATTGATCGGATCAATGCGATCTACAAGTCGCTGCCAGTTGCGATGAAAACTGTCCTCAAGGGTTCCAATGCGATGCCGTATGAACCTGGAACCGACATCGGTAATCCGCTCAACTTTCAGCGAGCATGGCGGCGGATCGCCGAAGACATGGCTGCTGGTAGAATCGGATCCGCGTTGTCTCCCCGGAACCTAACTGAGGCGACCATAGGCATCCTGCCCGACATCATGCTGCGCCTAACTCAGGCCACTGATATTCCATTCCGGCAGGCTGAACGCGCTCGCATCATCAGTGAAATCGGTCGAGCGAAGGGACTCTCAGAAGGTCAGATTCAGATCGCCGTGCGCGATCCCAAGCTCGCGTTCGTAACCGATGCAGAGGCTCAACGTGGTCGCCGCGGATTCACCGAAGATGATCTTGCGACGATCGAGACCGAGTCTCTGAAGGCCATCTTCCAGCAGGATAACAAAGCCACCAAGGCTGTGGCCGGAATCAATCGGTTCATAAAGAATGAACTTGGGTCTACCTTTTACGTCCCGTACCGACTGATCTCGCTGTTCCAGAAAACCCCGATCAACGTAGCCGCAGAAGCTCTTCAGTTCACGCCTGCTGGTGCGCTGATAAACGATTGGGGAAAGATGACCGCTCGTGAACGCAACATAGCTGCTTCTCGAATTGCGGTAGGAGCGATGGTCACTACGGCGTTCGGTTATCTCTACAGCAAGGGAATCATCACCCCAAACCTTGATACCGCTGGCGAGACCAACAAGGCTCGTGAGTTGGCCAAGGCTGGTGGTGTCATGCCTCCGGGTACGATCAATCTTTCGGCTCTAACTCGACTGGTAAACGGCAAGGATCCGAAATTCCAAGGGGGAGATACCGTGGTCGATCTCTCATCCCTCGGCACTGCCGGCGCATTGGGGATCATGGCCGGCACTTCTCTGCGCCAATTGGAGCGGGGCCGCAGCAACGAAGAGATCGCAACCTCGCTGTTTAAGGCAGTACCAACCTCTGGCCTTAACTTCGTGATGGAGCAGCAGTTCCTCAAGGGAACCAGCGATTTCATCAAGCTCCTGTCGCAGGAATCCACCAACTCGATGGATCGCTGGCTCAAGAGTATGGCGGTCACTGCGGCGTCTCCTGTGGCTCCAGCCATCCTCGGTGCCGTGCGCCGCGCTGAACGAGACAAGCTCCCTGCAATCGGTGGCCAGAGCTTCATCAAGGATACGGTCGATGAACTCAATCAGCGATACGCCGCCCTTGGGTTGGCCATCCCTGGTGCGAAGGATCCCAATGCCATGCCGGTGCGCCGTGACCTCTGGGGTGAAGCCGTGGAACAGACCCCGAAGGGAAGCAATCCGTGGGTGTACCAGTTCTTCAACGCTTGGAAAGCGCGTGACATCGATGCCGATCCGCTCAACACCTCGATCTACACGATCTGGCGCAGGACCGCTGACAACAGCGCGATCCCATCGGTACCAAGCCCCAGTCTGACTTGGAAGCAGAAGACCTACGATCGGATGTCGCCTGAGCAGTACGATCGATACACCCAACTCGTGGGAAATTACCGCAGATTACGGGCGGAACAGGAGTTTATGAAACCCCGTTTCCAGCAGGGCGGTGACGAGCGAAAGCTCAAGCTCCTCCAACGCGCCTATGACGATGGCCTACTCATCGCCAAGAAGCAGTTTGTTCGGGAGCTGATCCAGTCGGGCCAAACACTCACTCCGCTCGCCGCTCGCCGGGGCTTCCAGCAGCCGTCCGAATAATTCTTTCAAGAATTCTCTTGCACGTTTTACGACTTTAGACGACAGTCGTCTCGTGAGCGTGAAACTCCTGACAATCAAAGAGATCGCAACGGCTCTCGGGACTCATCCCGAGACCGTTCGTCGCTGGATCCGGGGAGGTAAGCTACCGGCCATGAAGGCCACCAAGCGCACGATCCGTGTCCGCTCCGACGTAATCGAAGAAATGCTACGGCAACAAAATCCATGAACGCAATCGCAACGACAACGCAACAGCCATCATCCGAGATGTACGATAAGATCTCGGACCCCATCACCGCCATCGAGAAGATGGGCGAGTGGATCGCAGCCAGCGGAATGCTGGGATGCACCAAGGTCGAACAGGGTAAACTCATCGCGTGGCAGTGCGCCGCCGAGAAGAAGACACCGTTCGACTTCAAGCGCGAGTACCACATCATCAATGGTTCTCTCTCCATGCGCTCCGATGCCATGCTCGCCGGATACCGCGCCCGTGGTGGCAAGGTTCTCTGGAAGCAGTTTGACAGCCGCGCCGCCACCGCGCTCTTCACCTACGACGGCAACTCCTGCGAGATCAGCTTCACCACCGAGGACGCCAAGCTCGCTGGCCTGCTCCCCGCCAAGGCGGGCTCCGGGTGGGCCAAGGATCCTTCCGCCATGCTCCGCGCTCGGTGCATATCCAAAGCGGTTCGCATGCTCGCTCCTGAGGTTGTGGCCGGCATCTACACCCCGGAGGAGACCGAGGACTTCCAGCCTGCTATCACCGAGGTTGCTGCCGCTCCCACCAAGAGCTTCGACATCACCGCTAAGCTCGAAGCCCTGTTCGAGTCCCGCGAGGAAGATGTCAACGCCCTCCTCATCAAGGTCGGTCGTATTCAGGATGGTGAGACCTTCCGCGATCTCTCCGATGCTTACGCTTCCAAGTACATCGCCAAGCCCGACCTGATCCTCTCCAAGCTGCCGGTCATCGTCAGCCCCGAGGTCATCGAGACGGAGGTTTCCAATGGTTGATATCATGCACGACATGCCCGCCGCGGATTACCACGCTGCAAAGGCTCTCTCCAAGTCCGGCCTCGATCAGTTCCGCAAGTCCCCCGCTCACTTCCGCGCTTGGCAGGATGGCAGGACCAAGAACGAAACCAGCCCCGCGTTGGAGTTCGGTTCCGCCGCTCACTGCGCTGTCCTGGAACCGGAGCGGTTCGTCATCACCTACAAGCAGTTCACCGGCGATCGCCGTACCAAGCAGGGTAAGGAGGACTACCAACTCGTCATCGACAACGGATTCACCCCGCTCACCCAAGAGCAGTGGGACAGCATCACCGGTGTCGCCGCCGCGGTTCATGCCCATCCTGCTGCTTCTGGCCTACTGGATGGAATCAAGACCGAGGTCTCCTACTTCACCGATTGGTCCGGCATCGAGGTCAAAGCCCGCATCGATGGCATCGGCAAGGACTACATCATCGACCTCAAGACCACTCAGGATGCGTCGCCAAGCGCGTTCGCCAAGTCCTGCGCTCAGTTCCGCTACCACGTCCAAGCCGCTTGGTACCAACGCATCACCGGCATCAACCGCTTCATCTTCATCGCCGTCGAGAAGGAGGCACCGTTCGGTGTCGCTTGCTACGAGCTTGATCAGCAGGCCATCGATCTTGGAAACTCCATCATCGATGAACAACTCAAGACCTTCATCGAATGCCAGGAACTCAACTCTTGGCCTTGTTACTCCTCAACCACTCAAACACTCTCGCTGCCCGCGTGGGCGGCTCGTCAGTCCGAATAACAAACAACACACAACACCATGAAATTCACAGTCGATCGTTCACAAGCCGAAGTTAAGCCGTTCGCCAGCCCCGGCGAATACATCGTCACCGTCAACTCCTGCAAGGATGACGGCCTCGACAAGAACGGGAACCCCGTCTGCACCCTGCGCTACAAGGGCGGCAACGGAGAGGTCATCAGCGACCGCTTCGTTCTCAAGGAGACCATGATGTGGCGGCTTCAGGCCCTGATCGCTGCCACCGAGGCCAGCATCAATGACGGTGACCAGTACGACTTCTCCATCGGTGGCGCGTTCCTGCGATTCCTTCAGGGGTTCGTTGGACTCCAGTTGGTGGCCGTCATCGAAGAGGAGAAGTACACTGACAAGAACGGAGCCGAACAGGTTACACTCCGCGTGAAACGAATGAAGAAGGTTCCGGTGGATGTCGATGACATCTAAACCCTGAAACGAAAGCCCCCCGGAGAGTGCAAGCTCCGGGGGGTGACAACGAGTCCGTAACAAACAATACAGAGCGCAACGACACGCTATGCAGACCAAGAATCATCCCGAAATCGTTCCGACGCAAGCGTTTCTGCTTCGTCCCTATCAACAACGAGCAGTCGAGTGGGCCAAGAGTAGCGATGGACTCATCATCGCCCCTGCTGGATGCGGCAAGACAGTCATCGCCTCATCCATCATCAAGCACTTTGCTCAAGTACCAGAGTGGACTTTCGGATGGCTCGCTCCGACCCGCGAGACCTGTCAGCAAGCGATCGATTCTCTTAAGGCAGTTGGTGCCGATTACTCCAGAGTCGATGTGAGATGCCCACACGAGTCAGTGGATTTTAGCGGAAAGCATTTGGTCATCATTGATGAAGCCAAACACGCCCCTGCGACCACATGGAAGCGCATCATCGAATCTACACGTGGACTGCGATATGGATTCGACGCAACCCCTTGGTCCGATGACAGCGAGCGAAACGAAGAACTCCGAAAGCTGTTCCGAGACACCCAGTTCGAGATCAGGCGCGAGGAACTCCAAGGAGTTCTGGCCCACGCGACCGTTCATCTGTCCAGTGCCTCTGACCGATTCTTGGAGGATCGGATCAATGATCGCATCGAGAAGCTGTTCAACGAGCGCAAGCGGTACATGCGGATCCGCCACGAGGAACTCCGTGCGATGTGCGCTTGGGAAGCTATCACCGAGATCGGCATCTGCGAGAACATGGCTCGGAACGCTTCGGCGATCATGTTCGCCAACTGCTCACACGGTCCTACGCTGGTGCTCGTTCCCAGAGTGACGCTCGGCGAGGAGTACGCCCGCATGATAGAGGGGTCCGTGCTCGTCCATTCCAAGATGAAGAAGTCGCTTCGTAAGCAGGCCATGGATGACTTTCGGGCTGGAAGAATCACGAAGATGATCGCCACCTCTCTGGCCGACGAGGGGCTGGATCTGCCGAACGTCGAGAACCTGATCATGGTGTCAGGAGGTCGGAGCGCCCAGAAGACCATCCAGCGGGCCAGCCGTGCGCTGCGTATCGCTCCGGGAAAGTATCACGCCATGATCTACGACTTCATGGACAACTTCCATCCCATGGCGATCGCGCACTCGAAGAAGCGTATCAAGTGCTACAAGGAACTCGGGTGCCACATCTTATGAGCACCGCTCTTACAATCATTTCCATGGCCATCCTCCTGCCCCTCTGCGTGATCGCCGGGATCTATGTAGGCCACTCTCTCACCATCAAATCACAACAAACCAATGACAAACAAAACGATCGTAGCCTGTGACCCAGGCGTGAACGGCGGGTTCGCAATCAAAACTCCAGATGGAATCCTCCTGTTTCCAATGCCGGAGTCGTTACCCGACATGCACTATCTCCTCTCCGGGTTTAAGGTAGCAAACTCCCACCTCTGGATCGAGAAGGTTCCCAAGTTCGTGAGCAAGCTGACCCCATCATCCAGTGTCGCCACCCTGCATGAGAACTACGGCATCATCCAAGGACTGGCCTACTCTCTTGGCTACGCTCTCCACCGCGTGGAACCCAAAATCTGGCAGGATCCGCTTGGACTCGGTGGCAAACGCTCCTGCGCCACCGGACCCGAATGGAAGCGCAAGTTGAAGGCCAAAGCCCAGGAACTGTACCCGCACCTCGATGTGACGTTGAAGAACTGCGATGCCTTATTGATTCTCCACTACGCAACCGGAGGCGGTCGATGAGCCAGCAGGCCAAACGAATGATCAACGATGGTACCGGGGTGTACCAGATGAGCAGAAGCCAAGCCGGGGAAATATATCGTGCAGCGAAGAAATTGAAGAAATATGAAATCAGCTATTGGAATAGGAATAAAAGGAACAAGCAAACCCAAGCGACCAACAGCTAAGGTGCTTGTTGTATCAGATGAGACTCACAAACGATTGAAAGATTATGCCATGAAGATGGGATATAAAACTCAGCACATCGCCGATGAAGCGGTGGCGGAATATCTAGCGAGGAAGGAATCAAAGTGAACATCGAACAAACCAAAGAAACCATCCGCGTTATGGATGCATCTATCAATGGAATGGAAGTGGAATCCAAACTGATTGGCACTTATGATTGGGTACTCGATAAAAACCCAAGTTGGAACTGGCTCAACTACGACTACCGTATCAAACCCACTGCAAAGTTTCGCCCGTGGACTGCGGATGAGGTGCCGCTGGGGGCGTGGATGAGATTCAAGCGCAACCCGCAGGACCGAGTTCTCCTCGGCTGGGTGTCTGTCCAAGCTGACAGAGACTTGTGGCTGGATGAGCGAGAATACAGCACCGACGGCGGTGTGACTTGGAAACCCTGTGGGGTCGTGGAGGAATCGAAATGAACCATCTTGGTGACACCAACAAAATGGTCGATGACAAAACCATAATCGAATGGAACGCTGATGTCGGAACTCGGTTTCTGACGATCTATCCAGACGGATCGTTCCATATCAACCAAAACACTCCTCCGCTGTACGCGCTTGGAGAACTAGCGAAGGCGTTTATCAAGCAGCAAGACCGCATCAAGCGGCTGGAGGAGGCGGGGGATAAAATCGTTGAGTCTGGATGGTCTATACAAGATTGGAGCGGAATGTGCGTTGTATGGGCCAAAGCCAAGGAGGCCAAGCTGTGACTTCTCAAATCCACTTCGCAGATACGCAGTACGGATTCGATTGGGGTGCCGTAAAAGTCATTCGCGGATTCTCCGACAAAGAGAAGGGCTGGGTATGGCTGCTTCTGGAAACACCAAAGCATCAGGGAAGAAACTTGCTGCAAATCCGAGTCACAAAATCTGGAAAGATTCGGATTGCAGATGCGAACGGAGAATGGACGCGAGCAAAGGAGGCCAAGCCGTGAGCGATACAATGTGCGCCAAGACCACGGAAACAAGTCGATGCCAACGATGCGGATCTGAGTTTGATTGGCTTTCTGACGGAACCAAAGTTCATGCAGGAAAACAGTATTTTGAAAGCGATTCGTTGTTGTGTTTAGAGCGACAACTCAACGCAGCGAACGAACGCATCAAGCGGCTGGAGGAGGCTCTCGAAGGCACCGTTAAATGGATTGTTCATCTAGCCGATAGCGGAGACGCTGGATTTTGGGATGTCGAAAAACAGTTAGAGATAATCGCAGCAAGAGCAGCACTTAAAAAAGAGTCCAAGCCATGACCATCGAACAACGAATCATCAATGTCGCTGAGAAGCAGAATTACTACGATAGCCGCGAACTCCGCGCAATCGCTCTCGAAGTCAGGAAGCGAGAGGATCGGATCAAGCGGCTGGAGGAGGAGCTTATGGACGTGAAGAACAAGCACAGCGTTCTGGTTGCGGACGTTGCGTTGTACGAGGACAGAGCTGACCGCATCCATCGGCTTGAGGACCGCATTCACCGAGCCGCCATGGCGTTTTTTAGGGACGGATCGGACGGTCATGTTGCGAGTCAAATGCTTCAGATTCTGGAGGAAGAGAGGGTGAAGAAATGAACACCCCACCAGACCTATCAGTCGCGTTCGTTTACCGGCACAAGATTACCAACGAGGTGCTTGTGGTGGACATCGACAGAGCTAGAGAACTCGACGCAGCCAGACCATACTGGCAGCACGTTTCAACGATAAACCCAATCGTCATCCTGCAACTCATCGTCACAGCGAAGGGTCGAGCTAGGACCAAGATCATTAAAGAGCTAAGCGAGAAACCATGACCATCGAAGAAATGCGAACCATCGACGCCGTCAAGACTTGGAAGGAGTTGGAGGAGGCGAAGCAACACATCAAACGACTGGAGGACTACGGCAACGCTCTGGTCGCCCATGTCTACGCCTACCGCACCCAGAGGCAATGGACCGAGGAATCGTACCATGACCTCATCCAGACCATCGCCGACTGGGACAAGGCAAAGGCAAGCACGAGACTAAGAGAAAAATGACAATACTCCAACAATTAGGGTTGACGAAGGAATCCATGTCACGCATGGTCGGCCATGTCACTCCGTTCAAGGATCCGAACCCTCGGATCAACCGGCGGTGGCCGGCTGTTCCAACCGAGATCCGAGATGCCATCCTCAAGGAGGACAAGTCACGCACTTACCCAGAACTATCCAAGAAGTACGGTATCTCACTGTCATGCGTATGGAACATCAGGAACAACAAAACCAACAAACAACAATAGAGGAGCTACAACGATGGAAACAGTTATGTCACGAATTGGCCGATTGCTTGGGATGCGGATGCACAATCCAACACGGACTGTGTGTCCAGTGCCACAAAGCACAGAAGCGGTACCGAGCAATACAGATACCGCTCCGGTAGAACAGCCAGTCATCAGCAGTAAGAGTAAGAAGAAGAGGAGCAGGAGGAACAACATCCTGCTCAAATCAAAATACATGAAACTCAATGAATCAATCGACGCAGTTGTAAAACTACGGGGCGAGGGTCTCACCTACCGGCTCATCGGTGAACACCTCAAGATGTCCAAGCAGCGAGTCTATCAGATCATCCAAGCCGGCAGGCAGCGCGATCTGGATCGGGCTAAGTGGACCTTCGGACTCAGCGTCCGCAACTCCAAGCTGATGGATAGACTCGAACTCAAATCCAAGGAGGAAGCTCGCAACGCGGTCCTCTCCGGTGGTATCGCTCCGCTCAAGTGGGTCAACTTCGGTCGCAAGTCCTACACCGACCTCTGCAAGTGGCTCGATGTTAAACCGCTTGAATCAATTCCCGATAGGAAATGTCCTCACTGCGGACTCAAAACATGACCGCTCGTCACCAATACCCACTCGTAGAATCAATCAAGGTGGTCCGTCTCTCCTCGGGGCGGACCATCCGCATTACAAGGGATCGTACCAAGCAGGATCTTAAACTGATCCACGGCGACGGAGACATCCATCTCACATGCGTCACTCACGCCGACGATCCCATCGAGATGATCAAGACACTGGCCCGCCTCGAAGACGTTCGATCAGTCGAACTCACCGACGATAAGGGCAACGGAATCATAGTCCACAAACAAAAATAACATGCACCAGTCCTCAACACACGATCTAGTCAACGCGCTCAATATCATTTCATCCGAACTCGATACACCCGATGGAATCCCCAATGCGCTCTGCGCAGAAGCATCTCAACGTCTCCTTGAGCTGGTCCAGCTCACGAGCGACCTCACAGCACACATCCTCGCCAATCCTGTGCATCACCCTCGATGTAACTCCAAAACCAAGGGTACCTACTGCAATTGTATCCTGGCGCGAGTCCTCCCCACATGAAGACCCCAAGACACGAACAACCTTGGTACGAATCACGCCTGCTCAATAACAAGAAACCAAGCCCCATCACCGAAGAGGAACGAACAAGCATCACCGATGAGAACCGCCGGCTCATCGAGGAGTCGGCCAATATCATTGCCATCGGCGTCAAGCGCGGATGGATCAGCTTCCCGGCAAAGACCGAAACCCAGACCTGGGTGCCATCGCCAACCAGTCCCCAACCACCAGATCCACTCAGCATGATCTGGCCAGAATCCTAACAACCCCGTAACAAGCAACGAATCAACGACATGACAACGCTCCAACGAGCGGCCCTTTGGCTTTCCAAGGTTCCGCCAGCCATCTCCGGATCCGGTGGCCACAACGCCACCTACACCGCCGCAGTCGGCCTCGTCCACGGCTTCGCCCTGTCCCATGTGGACAGCCTCACCCTCCTCGAAGACTGGAACAAGTCCTGCCAACCCCCATGGAAGGCCACAGAGCTGGCCTACAAGCTACGGGAAGCCGCGTCCCGCGCTCACAATAAGCCTAGGGGGCATCTTCTCGATGCCGGGGGATCATCACCCTCCGGGCCATTCGATCTCAGCAGGGTGACATTCAAGAAGCCGGTGGCCGATGCTGCCCCGGTGCCTGTTCCATCGCTCAGCCCCGCCATTCCCGATCCCCAAGCCAGCGAGTTCAAGCGGTTCATGCAGGCCGCGTTCGCCCCGACTGAGGTCGTCTGCATCTGCGATGCTGTCGAAGAGGGTAGGCCAGTCAGTGCCGGCTCATTCATCACGATCGAGGAATGGCTCAACCGCTTCGATGATCCCCAGTCCCGCATCCTCTCACCGGAGCGCGAGGGAATATTCGTCCGCATCAACCCCTTCAAGCCCAACCTCTACAGCGGCAGCGACAACGATGTCAGTGCGTTCCGTCATGTCCTGGTCGAGTTCGATGACCTACCCAAGCCCGAGCAGGAAAAGCGACTGCGTGACTCTGGCCTGCCCATCACCGTCCTCATCGACTCCGGAGGCAAATCCATCCACGGCTGGGTCCGGGTCGATGCCCCCAACCGCAAGGAATGGGACGCCCGCCGGGATGAGATCTATCGGGTAATCCCCGGCATCGATGCCAAGAACAAGAACCCCTCCCGCTATTCCCGCCTACCCGGCGCATGGCGTAGCCCCACCGCTCAGCAACGGCTGTTGGACACCAACCTCGGGGCCGCATCCTGGGAGGATTGGCTCACCAACCGGGAGACCGACGATGATCAGTCCACGGTGGTCACGGTTAAAGACCTCATCAACTTTGATCCGACCAAAGATCCGGACAACCTCATCGGCAAACGCTGGCTCACCCGCGGCTCATCCATGATCATCAGCGGCGGCACCGGCATCGGGAAGTCATCCATGATGATGCAGATCGTCATCCGCTGGGCTCTAGGCAAAGATTTCTTTGGAATCGCTCCTGTGCGCCCGCTCCGCATCGGTATCGTCCAAGCCGAGAATGACAAGGGCGACCTCGCTGAATCCTTCCGGGGAGTCGTCCAAGGACTCAACATGGGCGTCAGCGACATCGGTATGCTTCAAGAGAACCTCCACTTCCGCACCGAGTCCGTTCGCACCGGAGATCAGTTCCTCGCCTTTGCCCGCCGATTCATCACACGCTCAAAGCTAGATGTTATCATCGGAGATCCCCTGTTCTCCTACTTCGGCGGCGATCTCAGCGACCAAGGCGAGGTCAGCGTGTTCCTCCGCAACAAGCTCCAGCCCATCCTCCACCAGACCAAGGTCGCTTGGATCTGGATGCACCACATCGGAAAAACCCAGCGCAAGGACGGCGAACCCCTCACCACCATGGAACTGGCCCACGCAGGGTTCGGAAGCTCCGAGCTTGCCAATTGGGCGCGGGAGATCGCGGTCCTTGCAGAAGTAGGCCAATCAAAGCCTAGACGCTTCCAGTTAGCCTTCTGCAAGCGGGGATCGCGTCTCCCGGCCAACACACTCAACCTTCAGCACGCTCCCAGCGGGATCGTATGGGAAAAGTGGAATCCGATGATGATGACGGGGGCGGAGTTGAAGAAGGAGAAGCCGTATCAGACCCGTAAAGGGCGACGCGCATAGCTCGGAACCATTCCTCCGGATCAGCCGCTTTCTCTTCGGGGGGAGCGGCTTGTTGCTGCTCAGGCTTAGGCTTAGGCTCCGGATCCACATCTCCCACCTCATCGTCGGCCACCTCCTCATCCCTCCTGCTACCCTTGCGCCGGCGCAAGGAGACCATCTCATGCTTCACCTTCCGAAGCTCCGTTCTCAACGAAGATATATCACGCTTCAGCTCTGTAACAGTACTCATCAATAGAGATATCTTGTCCAGCTCATCAATAGGCATCCAATCACATCCACGCCACTGGCGATGGATACGATCGTATATCAAGACCGCGCTCTTCAGGTGGCGCATCGAATCAAACGCACGGAGCGCACGGCCCAGTTCACAGCGGAGATTCTCGCGGATGTAGTTCACAACATCAGACCGTGTGGGGTCGGCATCGTGCCTCATCGGCGGCATCAGGCGGAACATGGCGCGGAGGGTGGAACCATTCTCCAAGTAACTCATGGGACGAACAAGGTAGCTTCTCCCAGGACGCCAGTCAACTATCCAAAAGGAAATTCAAATCGTGGTAGCAGGAAGTTCCCAACCCCCCCCGCTATCTCCCCTAAAAGGGAGTCTTAATACTCCCTTAAAAGGGAGTCAATAAATGCATCGCCGCTACGCTCTGGGGGGCTCTAACGGCCCCCCGCGGCGGCGGCATTTATTGAGAACCCCCGACTGATTGCGAAGTACCCGTGTTGGTGGTTGTGGTGGTGGATGGAGGATAGCGATTGCTGGAGCGGAAAGGGGGCTAGGAGCGTGTTTGATGGTGAAAGTGACATTGGATGCGGAATGGGGGGTGGGACCGCTTAGAAACGAAAAGCCCCGGATGGGGGTCCGGGGATCGCTTGGGGGATCGCTTGGGGGGGGGGATGATTGGCCTACTTGGAGATCACCTCTCGGAGCAGGGTTCGGAAGGCGAGCGCGGCGGTCTGGGGGACGACTCCGTTGCCGAGGAGGCGCAGTCGGTCCACCCGATTGGTAGTCCCATCATCGCTTCCACGAACGACGGGTTCAATGGGCCAGCTTGTTGTGTCCCACCACTTTGGCCAGCTTGTTCCACAATAGGAGCATCCGTCGCTTGCGCTATAGTAGAATGGATATGTCCACTCGCGGCAGTTGTGACATTGAGATTCACCATGATCGCATTCGCACCCTCCAAAGACAGGCGATCCACATTGCTTGCATTCCCAGTCGCCGCCGTCCTCAGCTCTCCCCGCCGTGCCATCGCCTCCAACGTCTTCGATTGCTGGCTTGAGCCATTCAATCGGAAACTGTCCTCGTTCGCGCAGGGCGTCGGGAGATGTCGCAACAATGAAGACTCGCTTGCGCTGATGCGGCGCACCAACTTCAGCCGCGCTGAATATTCCCCACGCTGCTTCGTAACCCAGCTCCTCCAGATCGCTGATGACGCTGGGGAGTCCCATCGAGATGTGGCCCTCGACGTTCTCAAGAAGGACAACGGAAGGTCGGACTGACTCAATCCCTCGCCTGATGTGGGGCCAGAGATGCCGCTCGTCATCGTCCCCCTTGCGGAGTCCGGCATGGCTGAACGGTTGGCACGGATATCCCGCACTGAGGATATCCACGCTGCCGTGAAGAAAATGCCACGGGAAATCCCGTACATCAGTCCAGATCGGAGCCGCATCAAGCGACCCATCTTCCATTCGCGCAAGTAACACCTCGACCGCGAACGCATCGATCTCCGCATAAGCAAGAGTTCGCATGCCTCGGATAACCCTATCGAGTCCAAGGTCGATGCCCCCGTATCCGGTACAGAGGCTAAGGTGCGTAACTGTGGGGGTACTATCCATGATCCCATGATGGTTCAGTGTTGGTCGATTGGCCTACTCCTCACCAAGGAAGAAGTCCTCAGGCTTCTCGCTCATCGTCACCCCGTCCGCCCATGTCAGCGAGCTAAGCGATCCGTTCAAGCGGCATAGGATGAACCATTGGCCCACTCTGTCGCGGATCACCTCGTACCCACCGCTCTTCCAATGCACCGTGCGGCCAGCGAGGACCGCTTCTTTGATCTCTTGTAACGTCATAGTTGTTCGTTGTTGCACCACCGCACCATGCGGCGATGGGCGCAACCTACCGCACCATATCCATCAGCGTCAAGAGGGAAAATACCGCACCATGAAGATTTCCTGTACCCCGGTTCCGGAATCCCGATTCCCGAATTCCGAATTCCGTATGGCGTATGGGAGTTCCGGAATACCGCACCATGTACTCACGGCTCCGCGGATCGCGGGCGCGGGCGGTCGCGGGCGGATGTAACGGGGTCGGACATGGGGTGTCTTACCTCGGAGTGCTATGTAAATAGCGGGGTAGGACATTGGATGTCCTAGGGGGGGACCTGGGGAAGGGGGACAAGGAAGGAAGGGGAAGACTGGCCAACTAGGAAGGACAAGCGGGTAAGCGGGGTGTCGGTGCTATCGGGGCAAAAGAAAAGAGCCCCTTGGGGCTTCCAAGGGGCTTTGGCGGGGGCTTTGGATTACCTACCGTTGCCCGCAAGGGCGGAGAGAATGAGCAATAGGGTAAACAGCAAACACATGGCAAGATACCCTAGAACACGAAGTAATGGCTTCACTTGAGTTTCCTTCCATCGATCGTGTCTACACGGTATTTGACGCTAGGCTTCGTGACCATGGATTGAACCTTATCCCAGCACGGAGCGCAGATCGCACGCACCGTAAGGCACTTTCCGGATTCAATTTCCCACACCGTGAATTCCACGGAGGACTTCCAATCCATCAGGTTTTCGCACCGTGGACAGAACATCACCCGACCGACCGTCGCGCACAGGCTCTGTTTCTCAACCTCAGATTCAAAGGCGGTTTTCATAACTCAGAATTGGTTCACCAACACCCCGAAAGAGAATTCGATGGCCTGCGTGCGGTTCTGGAGCCATTCCAAAGGCGTTTCTTCCTTTGAATCCACACCGTCGCGGTAACCAAAGGCCTGCGCGGCTGTCAGGGCGGTGTCAAATTCCTGCCATTCACAGCACAGGGCGATAGGGTCCAATTCAAGCTCCGTGTCCGTGTCCTCTTCAAACCTTTCAAGGTATTCAAAGAGAGCGCACAGGGCAGGGTAAGAAAACTGGTTTTCCCGACCGTATGCGCGGAAGGATTCGATGAAGGAATATTGCGTTACTATGGTTTTCATTGGTTTATAGGGGCATCAATTGCCCGCAGAACCCACGGAGTCGCCCCCATGGATTCTCCGGAGAATTCAAGCTTGGGCTTCAATGAAGTGTCGCTTGCCCTTCCCGTGGGCCGGGATAAATACCGATTGGAGCCCGTTGCGTGAACCGGGACAACCTAGGCAAATCGAACACGGGGTTCCATTTCGCTCCGAAGCGCAGAGAGTCTCGAATGCGTGGTGGTCGTGGTCGGGTGTGACGCGAAAGGTACTCCACCCCATAGAACGGGCGATGAGTAGTTCGGCGGTAGTGTCCACGCTGGCCATCAAAAGGGTTTTCCACCCTTGGAGACTAGGCTTGCGCCATTGGTGGGTGTATCCGGTGTGACCGGAAGCGACACCAGCAATTGCAAGGGCGAGGCTCAAAGGAAGGTGGGTGGGATCGCCGTAGGCTCCGAAGCGAACCTTGCGACCCGAGAAAATGTCCATGAATTGAAGGGTAGGGTATCGTCCCGCTTTCCAAGCTTTCCAGATTCCAAGCGGAGCCTGCCCTTCGTTGACGTAGCAGGTTCGCTCAACGCCGTGTTTTCCGTCAACCTCGTGTCCACGGTGGCGGCAATTGCCGCATATGATGCGATCAAGCCCGGTTCGGATTGCGGTAACGGGGTCCTCCGCTTTGCAAAGGATCCAAATTTGGATCATGTCGCCCGTTTTCCGGTTGTCTGAAGCTTTTGAGAATCCCGTTGCGATGACAACCCGCTGGGTGTCCTCGTGAATGACGTAGCCGTTGCTCATCGGGAACCCCCGATCGATTCGATGAGGGCGACGATTGCGATGATTGCAAGGAATCCAAGCAGGCATAAAGGCCCGTGGAGTTTTGGGGGGATGCGGTGTTTCATTGGTTTTGGATGCCCATATTCAGAGGGCGCACGCAAAGGAGAACACCCTTTGCAGCGTTCGGCAACTCTAAAGTGAAGAAAAATCCAAAGGAATTGCCAGGTTTACTTTGCGGGGCAAAGTGAAGGGCATGGGAAAGGTGAAGGTGGAAAAGCCTAGGCTCCGGGCGAAACCGGAGAAAGGGACTAAAATGATCCTGTCAGAGGCTACAAAAAATGAAGCGATGGAAGCGGCCCGATACGGGATGCCAATTGATAGGATCGCGATCCTCTGCGGGTTCCCATCTGGCAATCAAACCCAGTGGTCCCGATGGATCAATGCAAACCCAGGATTCCAATTGGAGTTGGACCAGGCTCGAGCCCAGGGTGAGTTGCTGCTTCAACGTCGAATCATGAGCGGAGAACAGAACTGGCAAGCCGCTGGGTGGATGCTCGAGAGAACTCGAGGCTATGTCGCTCGCGCTCAACTCGATCACACTACCAAAGGAAAGGAACTATCAGTAAGCGGTAGTTTACTAGGGGCTTTCGGTGGGGGGAAGTAATAGGATAGGCGGCTATTGTAGTAGCCGCTATTTACATAGAGGATCCATGGATAGGAGTCCAATGCATAGAACCACGGGGTAGGGGGGACCCCCACGAGGGGGGTGGGGTTATACCTGATACCCCCCTCCCCCTACCCACATCAATTTTATGGCAGTCAAGCAAATTAAGCGCAAGAAATCCCCTTCACTCGGAATGGGTTCGCATATCCCTGCTTGGAAGCAGCGGAAGCTCTTGGAGGAGGCGCAGCAGCTCTCGAACTTCCCTGAGATGATGCTTGGCCTACGCGATACCTATGCGTGGCAGAAGGCGGTGTTGGGGGCTCTGAACGAGAAGCACTCGAAGGTGGCCCTCAAGGCTGCGAACGGCTCTGGCAAGACGAGCATGGTGGCGGCGAGTGCTGTCATCTGGCATATGCTTCGCTGGCCGGGGAGCTTGGTGGTGTGTACGGCTGGTGTGTACCGACAGGTGGCGGATGCGTTGTGGCCGCATCTGCGGAAGATGATCAATGGCTTGGGTGGCGAGGAGAACGGTTTCTCGATCAAGGATGGCGAGATCCGCTATGTATACCCGAGGTTGGTTGATGGCCAACAATTGGTGAGTCGCTGTATCGGGTTCAGCGCGAGCAATCCGGAGAAGGCTGAGGGCTGGCATGTGCAGGGTCCGAGCAATGACTTGATGTACATTGTGGACGAGGCGAAGGCGGTTCCAGATGGTATATTTCAGTCGATGGAGCGGTGCCAGCCGACGCGGACGCTGCTGATGAGCAGCCCCGGTGGGAGTAGCGGCTACTTCTACGATGTGTTCCGCCGGAACGATGGCAAGTGGAAGACCTTTACCGTTACCGCTTTCGACTGCCCGCATATCCGGAAGGAGTGGATCGACGATCAGTTTGCCAGGTGGGGCGAGGGCCACCCGCTGGTGCGGTCGATGATCTACGCGGAGTTCATGGAGGATGATGGGAGTCTGACGGCTGTACGAACCGCCGACTGGCAGAAGCTGGTTAGTGGCCCACCCAAGGAGGATACCGAGGGGCATAGGCTCACCGCGGGTTGCGATTTCTCCGCCGGCGGGGATGAGAGCGTTATGGTGGTGAGGCAGGGGAACACGGTGAAGGGTCTGATCCGCTGGCGGGACAAGGACACGATGGCGAGTGTGGGGAGGTTCATCAGCGAGTTCCGCAAATGGAAGCTGAAGGCGGAGGACATCTACGCGGATGTGGGTGGTATGGGGGTGGTGATGTGCGATGCGCTGAGGGCGGAGGGGTGGGATGTGCGGCGGGTGAACTTCGGGGAGCGGGCGATACGGGATGATCAGTTCGTGAACCGTGCGGCGGAGATGTGGATCGAGTTCGGGCGGATGGTGGAGGAGGGTAGGGTGAACCTGGGGCCGGTGGGTACGGACGAGGTGCTGCTCCAGCAGTTCGTGAGTCGGAAGGTTCGGACCAATGGGAAGGGGAAGCTGACGCTGGAGGGGAAGGACGAGCTGCGAGCCCGCGGGGTGAATAGTCCGGATAGGGCGGATGCGGTGGTGCTGGCCTTCTGCGGAGCCGGGGGTAAGCGGATGGATGATTACATGAAGGCTCTTGGCGAGGATGGGAGGAGCCTGTTGGAGCGGATGGAGGATGAGCTGGGGGCGATTGAGGGGGATGGTAAAGGGTCTGCGCTTGCTGGTTGTGAGGTTGGGGGATAGGAAAGGGGGAGGATTTTTATGATGAACGACAAACAGCGGAACTCGTTACAGGGCCAGATAGTAGAGGCTGTTGGCCAACGTAGTCCGTGGGAGCTGCGGCAGACGAGGTGGTATGAGTTGCGCCATCACGGTTTGCGCCGGACCAATAAGCCCTGGCCGAAGGCCGCGGATCTGCATTGGCCGCTCATCGATACGGCGATCGAGAAGCTCAAGCCGCTATTCCTACAGCAGGCTCTCGGTATGGATGTAGTGGCCAGCTTCGTTCCGATGCGCCAGCAGTTGAATGCGTACACGCGGGTGGCTGAGGACTGGTTCAATTATAAGATCCGGGACAAGACCAACTTCGTGGACGAGGTACTCTCCTGGGTCGATTACACCCTGATGAGCGGGCGCGGGGTGATGAAGTGCTTCTGGAATCCCGGTGATAAGCGGGTGGGGTTCGAGGCGGTGGACCCGATGTATATCGTGGTGCCGGCGTATACCACCGATTTGCAGGATGCGGACTGGCTGGTGCATGTGATGCCGATGAGCGTCAATGCGTACAAGCGGATGGCCGGCCAGTTTGGTTGGAAGGCGGATAACAAGACGATCGAGAAGATCCGGGGGAACCCGCAGGAGGACGATAACATTCCGGGAGCGGCGTCCGAGAATGATGCCAAGCAGTTGCGTGAGGGTATTACCTACACGACGAACACGGATGGCGTGATCATTTGGGAGGTGTACCGGAAGCGGGATGACGGGGTGTGGGAGGTTTATCTCTATAGCCCCGCGGCGGTGGATCTTGACCTGCGGGATCCGATGGAGCTGCCCTATGATCATGGCCAATGTCCGTTCGTGGATTTCCCGTATGAGATCAAGGACAAGGGATGGTTCAGCCCGCGAGGGGTGTGCGAGATCCTGGCTCCGTTCGAGCTGAGCATGACCTCGATGTGGAACCACAAGCATGATGCGATGACCCTGTACAACCGCCCGCTGTTCCGAGCGGAGCGGGAATTGCCCAACTCCATCAACCTGCGGTTCCAGCCGGGACAGATTTTGCCATACGGGGTGGCCCCGGTGCAGATGCCGCAGCCTCCGGTGAGCTTTGATCAGGAGCTGAACCAGACGCGGGCGGTGGCGGAGAACCGGATCGGGAGTCCGGATTATGCGATGGGGAGCGTGATGAGCGGGGGCAGCGACCGGCGCACGGCGACTGAGATCCAGAGCATCAACGCGCAGGCCATGCAGAGCGGTGATCTCCGGGCGAGATTGTTCCGTATGGCTCTTGGTAAGCTGTACCGGCAGGCGTGGAGCCTGTATGTGCAGTATGATAGCAAGAGTCTGCGGTACCGGTTCGCGGAGGATTCGCTGGAGGCGGATCCGGTCGCTCTGCACGACCAGTACGAGCTGGAGCCGAAGGGCGGGATGGACATGGTGAGCCGTCAGATGATGGTGCAGCAGGCCATCAATCGTAAGCAGTTGTTCATGAACAGCCCATGGGTGGATCAGGTGGAGCTGGACAAGAGTATCATGGAGCTGGATGACCCAAGTCTGATCAAGCGATTGCTCCGGGATCCTGGCCAGAAGGCGCAGGATGAGCTGGAGGACGAGACGAAGACGATCCCGACGCTGCTGGTGGGTATTCCGGTGCCGGCGAAACCGGGTCAGAACTACGCTGGCCGTATTGGGGTGCTGATGCAGTACCTCAATGGGGCGATCCAGCAGGGTCAGCAGTTCAGTCCGGCGGCCCAGAATGCGTTTATGATGCGTCTGGACAGCCTGTTGCAGTTCTACGAGCAGGTGGCGACGAACGAGGCGCGGAAACTGCGGAAGGAGATCCAGAAATTCTTGGAGGGAAGCGGTTTATTGGCTGCTCAGCAGCAGCAATTGCCGGTTCCGCCCCCTGAGATGGCGCAAGCCCCTGTTTAAGAACACAAATGACCTGCAAAGATTGCCGATATCGGGCCTCTGACAGCACTTGTCGGAGGTTTCCGCCCACCAGTAGACCCACTTGTTGGCCTACTGTCCTGGAATTTGATTGGTGCGGTGAATTTCAAGCCATGATTGCCATTGTCGCTCCCCCGCCGCCCATTCCGCCGACCCCGCAACAGCCTATTCCTCAGAATGCCCCCCTGCTTGAGGAATTGGTGGAGGGTGTTGCGCCCAAAATCAGGTTCCAGAAGGTTCGCAAGCCTGAAAACATGAAGGACATCCAAGAATCACCCCTATTCCAATCTTGATATGGCCGAGTACCAGGGAAAGAAGGTCACGCTCAACAAGCCGTTCTACACTCCGGGCGAGGCGAAGAAGAAAGCTGTTTATGTTCGCAACCCCAAGGGGACTGTGATCAAGGTTCGCTTCGGCGATCCGAAGATGGAGATCAAGAAGGACGATCCGGAGCGGCGGAAGAACTTCCGCGCACGGCATAACTGCGATACTGCGACGGATAAGACGACGCCGAGGCACTGGTCATGTAAGGCTTGGTAATTTATGAAGAAGAAATCGAAGTTCAGCAAACTGGCAACGCAACTCAAGAAGGAGGGCGCGGATGATCCGCGGGCTCTCGCGGCGTACATCGGGCGCAAGAAGCTCGGGGCCGCGGAGTTCATGCGGCGTCAGGCGGCGGGTCGGAAGAAAGCTGCCAAATGATCAGCACCTTCGCCAAGCTCCGAGCCGCGTGGGCTTTTACGCGGCACCAGCGATGGGTGGATCCGCTTCCTTGGACACGCGAGGACGCCACCGCGCTTAATAGCTTTTTCAAGAGCGATACCGGGAAGAAGTTCAAGGACGCTCTCCTGAACACGGTTCTGATGCAGAACGCTTCTGCTATAACAGACCGAAACCATTTGCAATACTCCTCGGGATTTGCAATGGGTCAGGCCAGTCTTGTGAAGGTCATCGAGATGATGGCCGACCGAGAATCAATTACGGGGCAGGAAGATGATCCGGATTCTGCCACGAACACATAGGATCAAAGTTGCGGTTGCTGCG